GCCGGGGACATCATTCATTGGAACTTAGATGAAATTTAATTTACAACAGTTCTATAAGTTCTGCGCTCAATTGAAGATTGAGACTAAGGAGCAAGGTCTAAGGAACATGGACCATCTCCTTGGAACACAGACCTATGTCATGGAGGAAATCTCCTCTGGCTTGGCTAACGGGATTCACTTCTTTGTTATTTTGAAGGGTCGGCAACTAGGTATCACTACTATAAGTCTAGCCCTAGACTTATATTGGCATTTCACTAACGCGGGTCTTGGGGGAACACTTGTTACAGACACCGAAGAAAACCGAGATATGTTCAGAGGAACACTCGGTGCATACATGGATGGACTCCCAAAAGAGTACAAAATCCCCATGCTTGCCCACAACAGAAACTCTCTGTCTCTCAAAAACAGAAGCCGAATCTTCTACCAAGTCGCAGGACTGCGAGCCAAGGGTTCTCTCGGACGCGGAAAAGGCATCACATTTCTTCACGGCACAGAAACATCTTCTTGGGGTGACGAGGAAGGTCTGGCTTCCCTCTTAGCCTCTCTTGCTGAGACTAACCCTGACCGACTCTATATCTTTGAATCTACCGCCCGTGGCTTCAATATGTTCCATGAGATGTACGTTACTGCTAAACGGGCTAGAACCCAGAAAGCTATTTTCTGTGGATGGTGGCGCAATGAGTTCTACTCTGCCGACCCTGACTCAGACATCTACAAAGTCTACTGGGATGGGAAACTCACCCCTGAAGAGAAGGAATGGACTAAGGACATCAAGAAGCTCTATAACTTTGAGGTCAACTCAAGACAGATGGCTTGGTGGAGATGGAAGATGCTCGAAGGTATCAAAGACGAATCCTTGATGTACCAAGAGTTCCCACCTACTGAAGATTACGCCTTTGTGATGACTGGCACATCCTTCTTCTCTATTGCTCGCTGTACTGACGCAGCCAAGATTTCTAAGAAGCTATCTTTTGATAACTACCGCTATGTCTTTGGGGCTAACTTCCAAGATACCCAAGTAGTCAAGTCTACTGAGCGCTTGGCTACCTTAAAGGTGTGGGAAGAGCCTGTGGATACAGCCTACTACGTCATTGGCGCTGACCCTGCTTACGGGTCAAGCGACTGGGCTGACCGCTTCTGTATTCAGGTCTACCGTTGCTACTCAGACGGTATGGAGCAAGTTGCTGCCTTTGCTACCTCAGAGTTGAACACCTACCAGTTTGCTTGGGTGATTGCCCACCTTGCTGGCGCATACAAGAACTCAACCTTGAACCTTGAGGTCAATGGACCGGGACAAGCGGTTATCAATGAACTACGCAACCTCAAACGCCAAGCGGCTGCTATGGCTGGCGAGATTGGTAGGCAACTGATGGATGTCTATGGGTCAATGTCCAACTACATCTGGAGACGCAACGACACGATGGGTGGAATGTCCAACTCTATTGGCTGGCTAACAACCGTACAGACCAAAGAGCGTATGTTGTCCTACATGAAGGATTACTTTGAGCGCGGAATGATGGCGGTCTACGACATGGAGACTTTGGAAGAGATGAAGACCATTACCCGTGAGGGTGGCTCAATTGCCGCCTCTGGTCGCAACAAGGACGATAGAGTAATCGCCTCTGCTTTAGCGGCAGCAGCCTATGCTGAACAACTACAGCCTCGCCTGATAAGCCAAAGAATATCTCGCGCAGTATCACGCTCACAAGAAGACAAGACCCCTGAAGAGGTAGCGGTCGGTCGCAACGTATCTGACTATCTCAAAAGGATTGGTGTCTATGGAAATTGAATATCAACTAACAACGTCTCACAACAACTTAACAATCGTTTCTGTCTACGGTCACAACGATGGGGCAAGCGCCATCCCCGCTATACAGAAGTCTGTCAAAGAACTGCCCGGCTCACAAGGGATGCTGTTGTCTATTGAAAAGCCAGACAACTTGCCTGATGACATTGTGTGGCACAAGATTGGTCTGCTCGACTACATGATGTATTCGGTCTTTATCATGCACAGCCTGTATGCGTTCATTGATACTGACTACTGTCTAATCGTCCAAGACGATAGTTGGGTGTTAAACGGGGCTAACTTCAAGCCTGAGTATTACGAATACGACTATCTTGGCGGTGCTTGCCATGCCGCTATGGTGGGCAACCAGCTCCTCCTCCAAGGCACTTGGCACGACAAATTTCCCCGCACTATTGTGCAAAACGGGGGCTTTAGCCTGAGAAGCAAGCGTTTTCTTGAAGCGCCAAACAAGCTCGGCATTGTCCACAACCATGCACAAGACATTCACCTCTGGAATGAGGACGTGCAACTGTCTTGCCTAAAACGCCATACCTTTGCTGAACTGGGTATGAAGTACGCCTCTGAAAAAACTATCCGAGACTTCTCCATAGAAAACGTCATCCCCACATTCCATGATGATTTTGACTTTGGCAGACTTGTAGGTTGCCACTCAACTTCTCGCAAACTTGTTTCAGACACACACATACTGGTAAACCCTATATGCGTCACCTCACATAGAGAGCCAGACTTTCTATCTTTCTTGCAATCCATTGGATACACCATCGAGTATGTTGCCAGTAACAATCCCCAAGCGTGAACTGCTTAGAGTTATCAAGCGGTTTGTCAAAGACCAAAATAGAGGCATCTCTGTCAAGCTCTTTGCCGAGCTGTGTGGGGTTGACAAGGAGCATTTGCTTGATGTGTTCTTTTATCGCATCCGACCTCTGACCGAATATATGCAGATACGGGTGAGCAAAGGCTACAACTCATGGCTAAAAGGCGAAGTAGCCGTGATGCAAAACAGAGACAAGACACGGTTTGTGGAATACAGACGCGAACCAAAGCCCCGACTAGCCCGTACAACCGGATTACACCTAGTCAATGGGGAAATAAAGATTAAGGTAGGGGTGAGCAATCGCGGTGATTACTCAGGTCAGACCTTAGATGAAGCACTTGAAAGGGGATAACTATGGCTGTGCTAAAAGACTATAAATGCGACAAACACGGATACTTTGAGAGCCTTGAGGCTAAATGCCCAATGAAGAGCTGCTCTGAAGATGTCTATGTTGTTTTCTTGCAAGCTCCGGGACTCATCTCGGATACGACCAAGAAGAACGACAAAAACATCAAACAACTCGCTATGGAGTTTGATATGACTGATGTCAAGTCCACACGCGAGGGCGAGAATCAGGCAGGGTTCTTTACTCGTAAGAACAAGACTTCTAAGCGCCAGCTTGAGAAAGAGGCTAAGATTGCCGCAGAGCGCCCAAGAGAAGCAAGACCGGGTGACGCTGCTATCTGGGGTGGAGACAGCCGTTACAGTATGAGCAATCTGCTCAGAGGCAATGCGGTTAGACCAGTTCGTGATGAAGCGGTATCCATTTTGCCTAAAGATGTTGGTAATTTGACTGGACCTAAGATGGCTAGTTATACTGCCGACCATGAAAACCTAAGTCTGAAGAAATAATGCGGATACCATCCAACGAACTTCTTAGAGAACAGTTCTACCGTGACTTGATTGAAAAGTGCATGGTGTCCTTGCAAGAGCGCAAAGGTGACTACGCCTCTCTGCGTTCTTTCTTTCTCTTTGGTTCTGGTCCTGATGAGTCTCCGACCATCTTCAACAAAATCTATCCCCACATTGACCAACTAACATCGTTCCTCTACTCAGCAGAAACGACACGGTTCTCCATCAATGTCGGGGCTTCTGTCCCAGACCAAGAACAAATCAAAGTCCCTCGCCTGACGCTTGCGCTCAATGATGAGTGGCTTAACTCCAACGCAGACCAAGTATTTAGTTCAGCACTTACTTGGTCACTTGTCTTCAACTCGACCTTTATCAAACTGGTCTACAACAACGGCATACACCCTTACATGGTAGAACCCGCTAGTATTGGAGTCCTGAGAGAAGACACACCCTATACAGACCGGCAAGAAGCCCTCGTTCAAACTTACTACATTACCAAGTCTGAGCTTTACAACCGGCTGTATTCCCACCCCAAGCGCGAGTCAATCGTCAAGCGCATCACCACTAGCGTACACAGCAAGACTGAAGACTTGCCAGAAGGCGTTGACCGCATCATCATGTCGCAGTCAAACCCCACTATCTACGGCAATGTTAACCTTGACCTATCAGGCATGAACCGCTACAAGGCGCGTGTGGCTGAAGAGACAGTCAAGATGCACGAACTATGGGTATGGAATGACGAGACTGAAGACTATCAATGCGTCACGATGGCTGACCCTGACATCTTTATCTACGACAGACCCGGTGCATCTATGTTCTTGAAGGGCGAGCTGCCCTTTGTTCAGATATGCCCTAACCCTCAGTATGACTATTACTGGGGACAGTCAGAAGTACAGCGCCTAATATTCCTCCAACAGTTACGCAATAACCGCATGACTGAGATTCTTGACTTGCTTTCTAAACAAGTTAACCCGCCTACAGCCCTTACAGGCTTTACTGGCATCTTGGATGAAAAGAACTTTGCGCTTAATCGTGCTGGTGGACTACTGGCAAGCGATATGCCTAACGCAAAGGCAGAACGATTAGCCCCTGATATGCCGTCATCCTTGTTTGAGGTGATACATGAAGTGGACGCAATGTTCTCAGAAGCCTCTGGCATCTCCTCTGTATTGCAAGGTAAAGGCGAATCAGGTGTGCGTTCTTCTGGTCACGCATCCCAATTAGCCCGTTTAGGGTCTAGCAGAGCCAAGAAACGCGCCTTAATTGTGGAAGATTCTCTAGAAAAAGTGGCTACGCTATACCTAAAACTGATGCAAGCGTATGACAAAACGCACTTCAAAGACGATGAAGGTCATCAATTTATTGCCGAACAGTTCACCAAGGACTATGTGGTTAAGGTAGATGCCCACTCTAACTCGCCAATCTTTACAGAAGACTTGCGCCAGCTTGCATTTAACTTGTTCAAAGCCAAAGCTATTGACACAGAATCATTGCTTGACTTGCTTGAGCCTCCAATGAAACAATTGCTCAAGGACAAGTTGAAGAAAAAGGAGCAAGCCGCGGCTGCTCAACCTCAACAGCAAGAAGCGCCCCCTAAAGGCAAACCTGACTTGAAGGCAATGTAATGGCAACACAACAATTGACACCAAAAGCAGACCAACCAGTTGTAACGACAAAAGAACTTGGTCGTGCAGAACGCTCTGGTGCGGGTGGAAATTTGCAATACAAGAATGTTGATGTTAGAGTTAATCCGGCAGCAAAAGCAATGCGCTCAATGCGCCAGATTAGC